AATAAAAGGTAAGATAATAGGAATGCATAGCGTAGGGACAGAAACAGGAACAGAGTCATATGCAGGTATGATTCTTAAATACGAACTAGAAGATGTTATCAATCAGATAGTAGCAGAAGACAAATTTCCATTAATAGAACCAGGTAAGGTATTACACCAACAACTCATTGTAGAACAAGATGTTAGCAAAGCAAAGATAGTTTTAGACGGATCATTAGGGTTTATAGGGACATTACCAGATAGTCAATCAATTAGATTACCAACAAAAACACAATTTAAGAAGTCCCCATTATGGGGCAAATACAAAGCAGTTACACGATTACCATCAAAAATATCAGGACGTAGGCCAGACGGTGATTCACCATTATACGTAGCAATACATAAGCAGGCAGGAATTCCACCACCATACAATATTTCCGATTTAGCAGAAATACACATTGCAGACTTACAAATAGATAGGATCATGAAACCATTACGTAGAGTAGGACCATTAACAATTTCAGAATCAATTAACGGGTTAGAGATAGAATACTATGATAGAATGAACATGACGACTAGTGAGGGATATCCATACATCAAATACAGACAACCAGGAGAACATGATAAATCACATTTATTTCAGGAAAATGAAGACGGAGTATTATCAATTTCAGATGTACACTTACAACGTAGAGTGGAGAGAAGAATCAGTAACGCAAGAAAAGGAAAATTATCACCAACAATTTACGTATCAATTTTAAAAGACGAATTACTACCAGTAGAGAAAGCAATAGAAGGGAAGGCGAGGATGTTTTCAGTATGTCCAGCGGATTATATAATAGTTCAACGGATGTACTTTCTAGACTACAGCGCAGCGATGATGAGAGCACGATTCCAAGTTCCCTCTTCTGTAGGAGTAAACCCCGAACAAGAGTGGACTTACATGATGAATGTTCTAAAGCAGGTAGGCACGAAAGGTTTCACAGGAGACGTAGGAAACTTTGACGGGAGAGTATCACCATACATGTTTATGCAAGTTATCAAGGAGATCGCTGAGTGGTACAAATACAATGGGGATACTTCAGAAGAAAATTATAGAATTAGAATGGTTTTAGGCGAGCAATTAATGCATGGGACTTATTTAGCACTAAATACTTTGTATAGGGCAAGGGTAGGTTATCCAAGTGGTCAGAGCATGACAGTCATTTTCGGATCGAAGATTAGGAGGAAAATGGCTATGTGTGGCTGGCGTTGGTTAGCTAGAATTTTCGATATTTCAAAAATCACAATAGCAGAAAAGAACAAATTAGTTAGGGACTTTTTCAATGGAGATGACGATGTCAATTCAGTTCACGAAAGCGTTTCTCACTGGTATAATGCACAAAACATGTTTGAGTTTATGCAGGCACATAACATCAAATACACATCATCAAGGAAAGATCAGATCTTTCACCCAAACGGGCCTCTTGAAAATGAAACATTCTTAAAGAGAGGCTTCCGTCTGCACGACACGCGAAAGTTGGAGTGGACAGCCCCCCTGAATCCGGATAGTATGTATGACATGCTTAACTGGATTAAGGGGGATGACCCGGAGGAGGCAGTGAAGATGACACTAGAGAGCTTTTGTAGAGAGCTCTGGCACCACGGAAGGGAGACGTACACTGAGGAAAGAGAGAAGTTGCTTAGTGTGCTAGCGGAAAATGATATCTGTTACACCATGCCATCATGGTTCGATATGGACACTATCATTCACGCTGAAGCCTCATGTTGACAGATTGTTGGCACGGAGCTGGGGACCAGGAACGGAAACGGACTATGATTACGGACACCCAAGAGAGAGTTTGGAGGGAAAAATTTTAGCTTGTAACTAAGTAGGGAAACCCCAAGGGGGCATCGCACACCCCTTTGGCGACGTGTTCTTATGAGCACAAACGAACTCAAAA